CGCCCCAAGTCCCTGCACACATCGTTGAACGGCATGGCAACATCGCCTTGCTTCCCGCCGTCTGCCCATGCGAGCTGTTGCGTCATTGCTAGCAGCTTCTGGAGAAACGATCGGTATGCCTTGACCGTGGACTCCACTACTGAGTCGAGATCGACCAATAGTGCCAGTTCCAGGCGACGCAGCCCTTCCTCTTGGTTACACGGCGTCCGGGCCACCTGCACCTGTGGGGATTCCTTACAAGTTGCAGGAGCGTCAGGCGGCTTCGATTTACGCCGGTGTCGTCGTTTTGGGCTGCGTCTGGACATGATGCCTCCTGGCTTACTAGGAGACAAGCATCTCTAGGTAGATCAGGCCGTCTCTGCGCTGTTGAGCGACAAATCCAATATCGAGCGGCGGATCGCAGCCATTGTCCATGGCGTCCGTCAGCATGGCGTCGTTAATTTCGTCGAATTGTGCATAAGTGAGGTCGTCATTCCACTTCACGTTGCAGCCACGGCTCACTCCGGCATCGTTGGCGGCCTCCCAGAGATTGTCGTACTCCTCAAAGATGTCGTACATCTGCCACAACACGTACAGGCGATCCGCGTTTTCGCACACCCGCATGGCCTGGCGTCGTTTACCAACGCCAAGGCATAGGTTTTCGGCGTAGAACACCCTTTCGCACCACATGGGGATCGGCACGACATCAACAGCACGCACCGTGGCAATGTCGTAATACTTGTCTGCCAAATACTCAACGAACCTGGAGCCAACCGGCGAGGCTGCTCCAACAACAACAAAAATAGGCTTCATGGGGAAGTCCTCTCGGGGAAAAAGGAATCGTAATCAAACGCTTCTAGTGTGTTGCTAAAGATATGCGGGCCAAGGTCGGTACTGAGCGAGTCCCAGCATCGCTTGCCGTTAGGAGCGATGTCAGACGGCCCTACGGCGGCCTGTCGCACCATGCCGGGTGTGAAGGCGTAGCATAGGATTTCCGGCTGAATGTGGATCAGGGCAATATCAAGGCTCTGGTCTTTCTCCATGCGGTCATCGAGGCGATCCATCAAATCACGGCAACTGGTATCATTAACGAGATAGCCGTGGTTGGAGAACGCCCCGTAGGTCCGGTGGATGTACTTCACATCCGTTGTCTCGTAGTCGTAGTCCAGATCAGCGTGCCATACGGGCCGGTCAATGTGGTAGCAGGCACCAAGGAAGAAAATGTCCCACGGCTTATGGAAGTGACAGGTGATGTACTCAATGCGGTCACGGAAGTCCTCGCAGAGCACAGCGTCGTCCTCGAACACGCCCAGCACGGGCTTTCCTTTGGCGTATTCGCTCCAACTGTGAATGTGTGACAACCAACATGCTGTTTCTTGTGGGCTTCCTTTCTTCGTAATTCCGGCGAGCAGCATTTCCTCTGGGCTAGCCGCAGTCGTGCGACGTGCCGTAATCCCCGCGTAGGCCAACTCCCGTTCGATGTAGTCGCGTCGATCCGGACGACTATCGAGATTGATGTAGCTCCACGAAATGTCGTTCCAGCGAATTGGTGTGGATTCTGACATTACGATTGCTCCGTGCGTTTCTGGGCTTTCCGTTCACGTCGAAACTGACCGAGTTCACGCATGTACCGATTCCGGTTGACGCGGTTCCATGTGTTGCTGCCCCAATCATAGTTGTTTTTGATCGGATGGTCAATATGAAACATGGAATATAATCCGCTTGTTTCGATTGCGGCGAGATAATCTGGGCCGTAGTGCTTCCATAACGCAAAATTGAACTGGATGTCCTCCCAGCCACGACCCGCATACTTCTCGTGGAATCGCAGGTCGCCAAGTCGTTCGCGGGAGATGCAGAACTGGCTGTGCCCAAATAGGGGCTCTCGCTTGGATTTACTCGAAAAAGAGTGGGGCAGCCCATGGGCTTCTTTCGCCCACTTCCTGTCAGCATAACCCTCAAAGAGAGCAAAGAGCGGTGCCGGGTCTGTGGCGGCCCCCAGGGCGACTACCTCTTGCTCGTCGATCTTGACAACCCGATAGCATAGCTTCGTCAGCGCGGGTGTCCGTTCTAGCCGCTGCCACGCACGCAAGAACATCGGGCCGACAATGGCGTCGGCGTCAAGGAACGTGATGTACCGCCCGCTCGATGTCTCAATGCCGACATTCAGGGCGCGTGGCTTATTGAAGGGATGGCGTAGAGGCAGTCCCACGACCCGTGTGTTGGGCTCCGAGACCTGTACGTGGGGTGGGGCATCATCGACGACCACGACCTCATAGTCCGTCTCGTGCGTGGCCTGCGCGGACAATGCAATAGAGCGAAGGCACAATTTCAGATGTGCTTCGCGGGCGCGGTGCGGTATGATGATACTATGCAGCATACGGAAACATCATTATCCCCGTCGTAGTGGACTATCAAGGTCGCTCGTGGCACGTCGCATCACGCCGGGGAGCTGCGTGGTTGCACGGCGCATCACATCGTTAAGTTGCGTGGGGGCGCGTCGCAATACACTGTCTGTCGTTGTTTCCACGCTCGGGTCGCCCGCCCCGGCCATCGACCAGCAGGCGAAACTCCAAGACTTCATGGAATCAGGAGCGAATATGTGTTTCATGCGTCGTAAGCTACTGCTGTGCGGTTGCCGGACGAATCCACCGTGAATGTGATTCGAGTTGTCAGGCCGTCCATGCCAACACAGATTTCCGTGCCGCTACCTGCACCGCTGATAATGCCGCCAGCGAAAGCGCCAACTCGCTGCATCTGTTGCCGTGGCGTAACGCCCGTCTCAACGCCGTCAGTGCGGTCCAGGTAAGCGTCAGCGATTTCATTGACAGTAGGCGGTGTGCCCGTGTAGGCGCTGTTCGTGCCGCGCATGGCCGCTCCGTCAAGCCCCACAACATCGTCCGCAACGATGTCGAGCGTGGTCTTGTCGGCGTAGTCGGCGTCTAGTTTCGTGCGTAACTCAAACTCTGTGTTGGTGGGAATGGCACCGAGCTGCGTATCGAGATCAGCGGCAGCCAAGCCAACGGCCGTTCTAACACCTGCGGCGTCCAGCGGCACAGTGTAGTCGCTAACAAGGAAGTAGTCTGCGGTCACGACCGACCGTGCGTTGAACTGTGCAAGGCTCGGCGGAACAACCGTATTGAATCCAGTCGCCGTCGCCCAGGCACCCTGGTTAGCTTGCAAGTCGGCGGTATCGGCTATCGTCTCTTGTAATTGATCCATCGTGCCGAGATTTGTGACATTGGCCCCTAGCCCGCTGGCCGTGGTGTCTGTGTTGTTGTATCGGTTTCCTGCCGCCGATACACTCAGGGCCGATGCTGCATTGATCGGCACACCATCACCGCTCTCCAGCACCAGGAGTGTGGAGTTATGGATGCGACTCAAGGAGTCCAATAGCGTGATGCAGTCCTCACCATCAGTCGCCACAGTTAGTAGGCTGTCTTCGACCGTCGCACCTTCCAGCCGCCACGGCAATTCGGAAACTTCGGACACGCACCGGACTAGCGAGCCAGTCAGCTTGCCGTTGGCCCCAGCCGACGGACCACGACCACCGAATGATCCCTTTCCCGCAATACAATCTTTCGCAAAGCCGGAAAATGTTCCCGGCCACGAGGAGCTTGTTGTAGAACCAAAGGAGTAATCTCCGCCACGGCAACGAACGAAAGTGCCTGCATTTATCTGGCCTATTCCGTAGCTGTGACTGCCAGCCTCACAATCTAAAAACTCGGCATTGGCGGTAATTGGAATGCCATAATAAGCACAGCCGCTAAAGCTCTGAACTCCGCCAATACAGCGCTCAAAGCGTGCGGAATCTATGGAAGCGTTACCAGCATCACCGCCAAAACTCTTCGTGCCGCCACGGCAATCTCTCATCGTGGCAGTAAAGTCGCCCGATACGCCGCATTGCCATGCAGAATCCCCGCCCAAGCAGTTCTCCCACAGACCATGAACATGTTGATCGTGCGACGGTACACAATAACCGCCGAACAGGAGGTTTTGATAAACTGAGTCTGAAGCATCAGCAGCGCTAACATAAAAGGAAGTCGCGGTGCCACCGAACTTGGAAAACTGTATGTCGAAAACACGAACATCAGAAGCCGACTGCGTAACGAACTGGTCAAGATTTTCTGCCGTAGGGACGTAGATGTTCACGGTGGACGTGAGGGTTTTCGCCCTTGCCGAACCAGTAGCAGGCATTAAAGCAATCAAGTCAACATAGGCAGTATCAAGAGTCAACTTTGCCGTCCGGGCATACTGTCCCGGTGGAATCAGTATCGCTGCACGATTCGCCGCCGACAGTGCATTACCACCTGGAGTTAATGAACAAGCCGACGAATAGGCCGTCGCAAGATTCGTACCACGGGCCACATCCGTTGCTCCATCAGCTGTCAATATCACGGCATCGTCTTTGTAGCCGTACTTCTCAGCGGCAAGAATCTGGGCGGCAAGGGTGCTGCCGTTGATTGATCCCACATCCACGCGATCATTAGCATCTACTGCCAATGAATTTTCGGGCGTCGTGGATCGGACAAGCTGGGCGTTTCCAAAAGCACCACTATTGACGATGCCGTAGGAGTCGCCCGTCTGCGCCGTATGGCCCGTTAGCGTCGTAACGGTAGTAATTGTTCCTGCCGTGATATTAGTGGGCGTAGCGAAGCCTGTCGCCGTGGCGCACGTTGTCAGATTACCGCCAGTCCCAAACGCCGCATAGACATCTGCCGCCGTGTGTGTTGACGCCGCTGCCGTACTTCCGACATATACTCCGACCGTCACCGCAGCACCGCACGTCACGGTTTGCGTCTTAATCGTTTCAATATCTACCTTCTGCGTGTCGGGAACTATAGCTTGTACCTGCTGCGATGACAGAGCCAGCGGAGCCGTACCAACCCATTGCTGCACGTCCGCTGCCCACCGCAACGGAGTGACCGTCACGTCAACGTCTGAATCCGATGCACTATCCGATTCAAGCGTGATCGTGATGGTTTCGCCATTCGATAGATCGTAGGGACCGACAGTTTCGCCAACGCGAGTGTAACCAGCCCCCTTGACTTTAGTTTGTACGTTTCCACCCTGGACCTGCGAGTTCACCGTGACGACATAGCTCAATGTGCCTGCTGCCGATGCAATCGCCTTTGAACCATCCCCAATAGCAATTTCAAAAACCCACTGTCCAGCCGTGTCCGCATCGGCAGTCTTGCTGTAAATGGATACGGCAGATGTTAAGTCAACGTCGCCGTTTTGTGCTTCGATTGTCATACTACTTGACTCCTAGTGCGGATCGTACTTCCACTAGTCGTGTTTCTGCCGCTTCCTTAGCCTCTGCCAACGCCACCTCGGCTTCCTTATCTGCTTCACCATCCTCACCCAACGACACCTCGCTTGCCAAGACACTAACCATCGCCTTTTCCTCCAGCAACAGCGAGGCCGCCGTGAGCAATCCGCCCATGACCTGAGCTAACAACGGAGCACGCGCTGTCTCAGCGAAGATGCCGTCGATGGACAACGTGATGTCCTGGTTGATGTTGGCATTGAAACTGCCTGTGTCCGCATTGTAAGCTCGAAAAACCACCGTCAGCTTTTGATCGCCGTCGCGGGGTGGCTCCAGAATCAGTCGAGTCAGATACGAGTCCGGGTAGCTTGTCTCTTTTACAGCCGGAACAGTGATAGGACGCGGGTTGTAGATTTTTGGCAAGGCCATGTTAGTGTCCCCACAATACGGGCCGGATCGGCCCTCGGTTTTCAGCGTACAGTTCAGCAAGCGTGGCCTCTGTGCCGTGGCCCGCCGCGTAGAGTCGTTGAATCTGTCCCAGTGTTAGAGCAACATCGTAAATACGAACGTTGTCAATCAAGCCGTCAAAAAAAGTACCTGCACTAGCCCCACCGGCTCGATTGCCAACTCTTGCCGTGAGCGTTGTCTCGGCGGGAAATGATACACCTGACCCTGTTCCCGCCGCCACGGCATTCCGATAAAATGACACGGCTCCTGCGTCGAATACCACGGCAACATGCACCAAATCGGTATCCGTAAAAACGGCTGAACTGATCTTCGCGGAACCACCACCGTAATACATATACACAGCGTCAGAGCCGCCATTCCAGTACACACCCCACCCACCAACTCCTGTTTGGAACTTTGAAACTAAATAACCGCCTTCGTCGGCGGAACCCGGCTTACACCATAGACACACGGTAAATGAACTTGCCGATGAAAACTCCAATGCTGCAATATCACCGATCACAACTTCATCGGATGTTCCGTTGAAGTCCAATGCTCCATTGATTTTGCCAGTGCCGTTAAAATCTTCCGTGTTACGAGCCGCTGTACCGTGGTATCCATTTCCTGACGAGTCAACGACATTGGTTGTCGCTAAATTGTCGTCCATCTTGTAATAGAGTACTTCGGCGGGTACGGTCATGTTTTCCTCTCGATGAATCGGGCTTCGTCTTCGGTCATGGTGTCACGAACTTTTCTGATGGCACTCACCCGCTAAAATGTTGCAAAAACAGTCCGCCAGCAACAGTGGCCCCAATACCCACGGCTATACCAAGGCCCCACCACATAATGGCGACCTTCGACTTTATCCCCAGGCGACCGTTACCGTTCAGGAGACCTTCGTGCTTCTCGACCTTCTCGCACCTCGACGCACACATAGCGTACAGCCGCGTTAAGAGGTCGTGGTCCGACAAGTTGTGGCTGGCATCGGTGTGGTCAGATTTTGTAGTCATGCCTGCCCCTTCGTATATTAGGCGATTGTCGGGGTAGGCGTTTCCACCTTGGTTTTCGCCGTGGACGCGGCAGCGAGCAACTCTTGTAACGTGGCTCGGTCCTCGGCATTTTCGAGGAACACGCCCTTGACAACCTTCCAACCGATGTTTTTCAGCATCGCAGGCAAGCCGCCGTCCAGGAGGTCGTCAACAATCTCGTGCGTTACCCTCGTGACACTATTCGCCCCGAGGTAGTTGCCGATGGCATACGCACGCAGCAACTTAGCAAAGCGGTCGAAGCCCCACGCGGAAAGCGTGTCGGCCAGTTCGAGGGCTCGGTATCGCCGTCCTTCACGCCGACGCCAAAGCAACAGGCCAAGCAGAATGGCGGCAAGTGCCGTCGAAAAAATCCCAACGTACATCCAATAGACCGGATTCATGTTGATCCCCTCTTAGTTCTTTTGCACAAAATAAAACACAAACGCACCACACACCAACGCGCCGACAATACAGATCGTTATGCCAATCCCAGACGGCTTCGGTACGGCGTCAATGACCGGCTCTTGCGGCCCCACTTGGACATCAACCGATGGGCCCTGCTGCTGCCCAGCCAGTCGTGCTTGACGTTCGTTCTCTTGGGCTCGCAAGAGAGCCTGAATCCCAGCAGCCAAATCACTATCCCGCTTCTCGGCGTCGTTACGCCACGGTAGCATCGAACCGGCTTGTTGGCGATTCGCCGCAGTGTCACACGAGCCGCTTTGCGGGCAATCGGCACAGTTGCCGCCTTGGTTCATCGGCGGCACTGACACCAGCGGCCCAGCCAGCGGGGGAGTGGGGTTCCGGTCGAATATGCCTTTCTGTTCGTAGGGTACGGCCGCCGACAACACCTTATGGACCCGCCCGGGCTGGACGCACACGACCGTCGTACCGTCCATGCCCCATAGAACGCCGACTAAATGGCCGCTACTATTGAACACGCCGCCGCCCGAATCGCCGCCGCGTGCATGGCCGGTAATAACCATCCAGTCGTCCGGCCCTTGCATCGCCTCTGACGACCGCTTGAACCCCTTAAACACGCCGGTATTACTGGCGAGCAGTCTTATGGTTTTTGCCTCACCTTCCGACGCTCCACACTGCGGGCACCGCCTGTACTTTTCGCCAACAAACTCACGCCGGCATTGTGCGCACAACGGAGGGCCGTAGCCGCACGATTCGAGCCTGTCGCCATCGCTCGGTAGTGCTTTCGATCCAAACTCAATCACGGCTGGCTTGACGCCCCTGGGCCTTCCAGACAATTTTAGCACGGCGCAATCCCAGATTTTGTCCACAATAAGCACCCTTGCGGTGTGCTTTGCGCCAGTCACAAGTTCGACGGTGATCTTCCGAGCGCCCTTAACAACATGGCGGGCAGTCAATATGACCAGCTTGCCACGCCACCGGACTAGTGTACCGGAGCCAATCGAACGCTCTCTGACATTGATCTGGCAAACGACTCGAACCAATGCCGCCCGGTGGCCAATAGCTCGCTCGTAGCGCCACGCGGGCGTTGGCAGCTTGGTTCCGATCCTCACGTCGATGTTAGGCGCGGGCTGTCGCGTAGGACAGCCGTAGGGACCACACTGGCCCACTGCCGGAGCAGCCAGCAGCACGGCCAAAAACAGACTTAGTAACATTCGTTTCATTTCGTTTCTCCTCGTTTCGTGGACACGTAACCAATGCTCTCGTTCCCGCAACTGGGGCATCGACGCAGCCGACTATGCCCCAGCAGACCGCCTGTTTTACAGGTGCAAGAGGCACCACAATCATTGCATTGCCAAGTTTCGATGTCCGCATAATGGTGCATCGTCACAAAAAAACCAACCAGACACACGACGACCACAAAATAAAGCACCAAGTCACCCATAGTTTCTCCTCTAGTGAAAAACCACATGGCAGACAATGTACAAACAGGCCATGCCTACCCCGAATAACGTCCAAAGCAGGGCGATACCTCCCGCGTTCTTTACGGATTTTCGCATTTGCAAACCTCCATTTTGAGCCGTTCCGCCAACGCCTTATGTGCCTTCGCCTTCTTCTCCAGCTTCGATTCACCGGGCCAGAGCGTTTTCCACATCCTGAACGCCGCCGATCGGGCTAGATCACCGGGCTCCGTGAACTTGTCGGCTAGATTCGGCACCGTATCCACGCCTCCCGCACGACACGCACGCGCCACCGCGTAGGAGCAATATGGTAGGTCTCCATTAGTTGTGTCGTCTGAGCCCAGCATACGGTGCGTAAACAGCCTCACGATCGGTAGGTGGACTAGGGACGCCCTAGCCAGCGCCTGCCATCCGTAGCCCCTGGCCGTCTGCTCGATCATGCTCAATACCGCCGTAGTGCGGTCATATTTCTTCCGAAACATCGGTGCAATCTTGAATACGTCGATCTGGCCTGGGTAATCCTCGATGAGATTTGATAGCGCCACGGCCCGGCCACCATGAAACTGGACTGTTTCCAGGCACATCAGCCGCCCGTTCCACCACGCTGCCATTGCGGCATGGCTATACTCAGAGCGGCCTCCCGTGGTAATCAGACGACCTATGGCCCCACCGCCTGAGCGGAACATCAGTAGGTCGCCGTCAGCGATATTATGGCGGATTTGGCGGTAATTCGGCTTCATGGTTGGTCTCTTAAAAGATGGAGCAGCCCCGCGAGCGCTTTTATTGAGCCCTGAACAGGGCGTATGGTGGTGTTGCCTGCGGGCGGCTGCAACGGGGTTGCTCCTACGATTCCTCTGTTTTGGGACGTTTCAGTTTCCTGTGACGATCTGTAGTGTCTTCGTGGTCGCCGGTGAGCGATGGTTCGCCATATATGGCCGCACGGGCAGAATCCCGCACCCAAAGCCGATAACAGTCAGAGCACAGAGTACAGGGATCGCACGGCTTACCGGCCCGTGTCTCGCTAATTTTGTACCAGTCTGTCGTGGTCTCGCTGCATTTTATGCAGGCTTTATGCGGCCTCATGCCTTAACCTCGCTTTCCTGCCTTAATTGTACCGATGTTGTGTAACTCGTGTTGTCAAGTGACATTATTTTGTCAACCATGATCTCTGTAACTGCCTACCGTCAAACGGTTTGCGTCGATATTCTTTTTTTATTTTTTGAGTCGGTCGAACTTTCGTGGAAAAATTGCTGGAAAGAAGGCACATCGCGGAGGCTATCCAGTAAATATCGGTACTTCGCAGCCCTGCACGGCGGGTTTGGCACCTCGAACCAGTCTAGCGACCGCCAGTTGCGGCGGCGGAACCGCTCAAGTGCCTTCTGTAGCCGCCAGAATCGCCGTCGATCGGTGATCCCGAGCAGGTCGGCAATCTCGTGGGCGGACAATAGGGGGTTTACGTGTTGCATGGCTTGGCTTCTTCCCGCATCTGTTCAAGGCAGCGGGCATAGCCGCCGATGTCGACTAGATTATCGCGCTTTGGCGTGAACACATCGCGGGCTATCTTCAGTAGGATCATCATGTAAGCCACGTCCTCGGGCGACACGAGACCCGTGGGTTCTCGCCGTATGCTCAGGTAGGCATTCCAGAGAGCCGCGATTCGCTTGTGGTTAGGCAGCGGGCTGTCATAGTCTCGCTGTCGGTCGCCTGCTGTCAATTGGTCTGCCTCTTGCAAAATGTTCATGTTATCCCTTTCGTTGTGGGTAGCCGAGGCTGCCATGCTTTGCATCGTGTCACCATGAGGGCGAGATCGTTTTCAATGCACATCTCCAGTAACGCGGAGGCAACGGGACATCCTTCACTGGAGCTCGCCCTAGTTAATCGCTGGCAGCGCAGGCATAAACAATGGGTTTTTCGCATTTGATCCATCGCTGCGTCTTCCCATACGGATGCTCCGTATCGTTCAATAAGTCCTGGTGGAGTCATGTCGCACCCTCCGTAACCCAGTCCAGTAAGTCCGACGCCGAGTGAAATACCGGGATATTCAACCGCCCGGCAAACTCCGTCTCGATGTCGGCCCCCACCGATTCGCCCGGCAACCGCAAGACAGCACTCATTCGACGTATAATCGCCAAGTCCGTCTGTACCCAGTCGTCGTGGTCCACGTCCCAAGCCCATGGCAGTCGCATCGTCAATATCGGATTGACAACCGCAATGCCATGCGCCATCAGCGCATGGTGCATGTCCGAAGCCTGTCTGAAGTTTTGCTCCCGGTCGCCCAGCGTAATAGGGCCGCTGAGGTAGATGACTGCGTCTGTGTGGATATTCATGTTACCACCTTCCGCCATTGAGCTTTCCGAACGACGCGGCCTCGGCAAAATCGCCCGATTCCGTGCGCAGTTCGTGGTATGCCTGAAGAGTGGATGCACAATCGTGCATGTTCTCGTAGGCGAGATAAGGGTTCTCAATCTCACGGTTGTACGTGTCTGAGTTTGGCTCCAAAAGAAGCGGCTCAAGGATGTTGTTTTCCATCCCATTCAGGGACACATAGATAATCCACCCTGACGGGCGCTGGTTGTCGCCAACGCGGATTCGTGTGTTGCGTTGTAAGCCGCCTGTCGTGTCATACGGCAGATCAATGCCACGCTCAAGTCCTACGTTAGCCCAGTGAGTATGTCCCGACATAACTCGCCTGTAATGCTCGTGCCGGTCCATCTCCCGCTGCTTCCGAATGATCTCGTCCTTGATTGCGTCAATGAACGCTGGTGAGTTTGGCGAGTTCTTCGAGAACCCAAAGCCGTGCTTGACGAGGACGTTGTAGGTGCCGGTGCTGGCTAGATTGATGGTCGCGGAATCCTGATGGTAGACGAACGTGATGTCGGGAATATCGGCACACAGCAACTTCATCTTGTCGAACATAGATTCCGTTAGCGACTCACCAAAAATGAAGTTATGGTTGCCTCGCAAGATTTGCCACGCAATCGGAGCCCTGCTGACAGCCCGTATGCTTTGGCAGAACTGGCGAGCCTTCATGCCGCCGATATGCAACTGGTCGTTGATGTCAGAGACGGCGGTATCGAGGTCTTGTGTTTTGTAGATGCCCTTGCCTGCAATCCAATCGTCGCCGCCGACAATCTGGATTGCGTCTGGCTCGTACTGTCCGATCACAACCATCGTTTTTTCGGTCAGCGATTCGCCACACGACAGTAGGTGGTTTTTGTCGCAGTAGTGGTCGTCTGATCGCCGTATCGTCAGGAGGCCGCCAGTGCGATTCGGTGAGTCGGCCCGTTGTGCCCACACTAATTGTTCGTGGAGTTTGGCGTTGGCAGTTTCGAGAACACGCACCCGATCGAGAAGTTCCTTCGTTTTTTCCATGGGCGGTATGAGAGCCGCCTGCTGGACTTGCTGCTTATCGGACAGCGGTGGATTTACGTCCAACGATTTCGCTTTGTGACGGATGGCGGTATGGGAGCGAGTTGGCAGATGCTCCATCATCTCCGACCAAGTTGCCTTGGCATCACAGAGCTTCTTGAGAACTTCAATTTCACTGTCTTGCCAATCTTTACTTCGTCCCATTTTAGTCTCCGTTACTGAAATGATGTGTATCGTATCGTCGTATCTCAACCCGCAGTTCCGCGATCTCCGCCCGGTCCTTGGCTCGATCCTCCAGCAGCATCGCCACCCACTCTCGTGCCGTGGCCTTGCTCGGCTTGCGTTGGTCGGTGAGTCGCTGCGCCCAATCGGCGGCCAGTGAGTCGGATACGCGGCGTATGTCGTTCATGTTTTTTTCTCCGGTTCATCCCTGTTCGTCAACTGTGTCTAGCCTGGTG